TTCTAATACTTCATGTAACTTATCTTTATCTTCATCTATATTTTCTGGATCGTCAGATAATTCCTTAGTGTCACAATCTAAGTATAAACCTGCTCTCATTCTTTCTAATATATCATTTTCTGATAATTCTAATATATGAGTAACACGTCTTGCTTTTTCTAAAGAAGGGACATCATAGTTTACTACTATTTGAGAAGGAGTACATAGTTCTGATACTGGCTTTTTCTTAATACTATCGTAATAAGTCTTTTTAAATACAGTACCACATAAAGGTAATACTTGTAATAACTTATCTGTATCATCTTCCCAAGAATCTGATTCATCCATTAATTGAAAAGACATACAATCGGCTACACGTTGAGCTCTTTCTGTTTTATTAAAATCATCGTCTTTACCTACTACTTTAGTTTTTACAATTTTATCATTTTGTAAAATTTGAGGTAACATCCTAGAGGCAAAATCAATACAAGCTTGAGCCATTAATGGATATTTAATATTTGCAGCATTTGGCCAAGGGTAATTTTTATTTTCAGTATATTGTTTAGCAATTTCCATAGATTTATCTACTATTTCTTGCCATTCTGCTTTAGAATCTTCATCTATTTTAGTTCCAGAACATACTTGATCTGCTATAGAATATAATTCTTCTCCAGTTAACATTTCTGCTATATTTACTGAAGATTTTAAATCGTTTATACTTGGCATTTTAAATTTTCCCTGAAAATTGCCCAATTTGATTACAAATTAGACTTAATATCCTGTTACTTTATTTCTTCCATGTTCATTATGATGTATATACTGGTCTTCATCATAGCTTTCCGCTTGATGTATAGAACAAGTAAGAATATAACGCATAGCTTCCATTAAGCCTGCTTCATCTTGTAATATCTTACCTTTTTCTGATCTTCTATATAATCTAAATTCTCTTAAGAACTTATCTAAATTAGAAGATATTTTTACTTGTCCTGTTTCAAGTAATTGTAATATGTATTTTACATCTGATTCTAAATTATCTGGAGGTATATCTAAATTTAATTCTTCTTGTGAATATAAATCTAAATAAGCTTTATTTATAGCTCCTACCATATCTACTTTAAATTCTTTACATTTTTTCTTTATTACTGCAGAATGTATAACTGCTGATTCTGGTTTCTTTTGGTTTTCATCTATTAAATAGATAATCCCTGTACTAGGGTCTTTTGCTGCAAATAATATACTTACTTTTTTATGATCTACATGCATACCATAGCATTTTTCAAAATAATTAGGTATATTAAAAGGTTCTATTAGTACTTCTTCTTCTAATACAGGATATATAGAATATATACCTAATGTAGGAATACCTTTGGACCTTGCTTCTTTTTCTTTTTCAGAATAAGCTAATAATAATTCCTGTTTATCGTCTTCTGTTAAATGAGGAACATCGTCCCAAGTAACATTAACTACAAATTTATAAGGATTCTCAGGGTGAGTATAATCTTTTGGAAACTTACCATTAGGTAAAAAAGATAATACTAATTCTGACATACCTAGTAAAGGAGTAAATGCTACCATAATCATACCAGCATCATCATTACCTGCAGTTCCCATAGTACGAGTTAAACACTCTGAATATACTTCAGGATCTTTAGGTTCCTCATCTAATGCTATAATATCTGGATGTGTTCCTTGGAAAGTATCTCTTCCTTGCTCATACGCTTTAAAAAATATTTTAGAATTTCCGCCAGACTTATGAGTTATCCAAGCTTCAGCTATAGCCCCTGCTACACCTGCTTTAGTAAATGTTTTACCTATATTATCTAAAGGTATCATTCCTGTACCTATTGCATCTATAGGACCTATTAATTCTTTTTGGAATAAATCTTTAGTTACTGCATTACTGATAGACGCTACAACTACTTCTACCGGTTTATCATATCTTCGTCCTTCCCACCAGTCAGGATATTCTCCTGTTAGATGTAACCCTAATTCATAGGATAGGCTAAATGACTTACCTACTCTATTTGCTCCAATAAAAGCTCGTTGTCGATATTCTCTACCTGCTTTAAAAAAAGCTAAATGTTTCTCATATAGTTCCCTTCTTAAAGGGCCCTCATCTGGAAACAAGTATTTTGTTTTATTAAATTTACGCCTACGTTCTTTTTCTTCTAGTAGATGTAATAATTCTTCTTTATTTGACATTTTCTTCTGTCTTAGCTTCTAGAGCTTTGATTCTTTTCTCAATTTCTTCATCAGAGAGCGTTTTAACGCTTTCTACGGTAATTTTTGTGTTTCCGTCTATATTTCCATAGGTTTCAGGATCTGACGTTTTAAGACCTCTCTCGATTGCCTTATCGCTACTCTTAATTTGCCCAGTAGCAGACATATAATTTAAATTCTCATAAAAAGCTGCACAAGCTATTTTAGCTTCTTCACAAGCTTCTTTAAATTCTGAAAATTCTTTTTGCCATCTATAGTAAGTATCTTTAGATTTTACTCCTATAGCTTTCATCTGTTGGTTAACTTTACCTCCATCTTCAGCTATTCTTACTACTATTTCACAAAAAGCAGGGTCATATTGACCTTTTTTAATTAATACTTGTTTATTTTTTGTCATTTTTTACCTATATAACGGTAAATATACTTGATTTTGCTTATTTTAATGTAAATTTATCGATAAAAACAGTACTTTTACTGCTATAACGGTAATTATTTTCTATTTAATTTCTTTAATTCTTCTTTAATTTCTTGTATATCATGTACTAACATACGTAATTGTACTGCTAGTATCTCATCTTTATCTGATACTATACGTCTAATTTGCTCTTCAGACATAAACTTAGTAGTTTTCTCTTCTAGATTTGATATTTTTGAACTTAGGTTTTTATGTGACATGCCTAATATCCCTATTATACTTACTATTGAAGCAATTGTTATTATTATTTCCATTATATAACAGCCCTTATTTAATCCCTTATGGCCATTTATAGCCTTTAACAGCCCTTAATAAGGCTTTTATAAGTAAAGGGAGGGTATCCTTTATTTCTGCCCCCTCCTGGCAGGTGAGACTCGATATGATTATTATCTGATCGCCTCATAGTGTGCGGACTTTTTAGAAAACTAGTTCTCAAAAATGCCTATCCATGGCTTTTACATTTTATATAGTTTAACCGCTTAAATAGTCTCTAAGGTATTTTTCTTATGTGAGACTATTCTTTTTCTATTTGTTCTATTTTATCTAGAACTTTATTATAAACATCTACTTCGTACTGAGTTAAATTCCCTTTAGTACTTCGTAATACATCATAAAATAACTTCCTGTTATATCTTATGGCTTGACGTTTACTGAAAAAATGTCCTGCTCTAGAAAATATATTCCCTATATAATCTTTACCTACTTGAATACCCCATACACAAAACATTATTGCTACACATGATTGTGCATACCATTCTGGCATAATTTTCCAGTTTTCAAATATTTTAACTCCATATTCAGGATATATGGTAGTTAGCACGAAGGGTCCAAACCAGAGGAAGAAAGTTAAATGTTTAAACCAAGATTTAGATGCTTTAACTTGAATTATCCCTAACTCTAATTCCGCCTTTGTTTTAGCTAGTGCCATTTCTTTTTGAGCAGCTAAGTTAGCTTTTACAACTTCCTGTTCAGCTTGTTTTCTTTCTTGGTATCTATTAAAAGAGTCTTTCATCAAAGTCCCTATAGTAGATATTAATCCTAGAATTGCAGAAATCACAGCTCTCTCCATTTAATTAAGCTAACAGTATATTATAACATACTTTAAGGTGCTTGTCAAGTACTTTTTATATTAATTATAAGTTGTTGATTATATTGATATTTTTAAATAAATTTAAAATTAGGGGTTGACAAAAGGTGGAATCCATGTTATACTTAGTGTTAGGTACACGCCAAGAACCCATTAAGTATACGTATTTATAGTTTGTTTTTAGTATTTTTGTCTACGTATTTATAATACGTTTTACAACAGAAATAAGTTACATTGATAGTTATAACTAGTGTTAATAATATTATAACTAGTAATAAAAATAAAGCTATTAGGTGATGCATAATTTCTTCAACGCTCTTACTTTTAATTGACGGACCCTTTCAGGACTAATACTTAGAAGCTTAGCTACTTCATACTGCTTCATACCTTCTAAGAATACTTTTTCAATTATTGTTTTTTCCTTTAAATTCAATAACTTATAATTATTCTCAGCTTTTTCTAAAAGTTCTAACTTAGATACTATTTTTTCTGGATTAGAAGCATCTATAACTTCATCTAAGGGATTTAAATCTTGCATACTATTAAAATACTTAAAAATCCTATCTTTTATATAAAAACTACAATAGTACATTAATTTAGGACATCTATCAGAATCATACTTTTCTATCCCCTCTAAGAACCCTACTACAGCTTCTTGATATAATTCTTCTATAGACGCACCACATTTATTGTACTTATGTACTAATTTCCAAATATATTGATTATGTTCAGTTAAAAGTTTAGATACATTCATGATAAAAGTATAGTTATAGGTATACTAATATCCATTTTTGTATAGCTGTAGGTTTAAAATAGGGCTGCCGATTTAGTTACAACTTTTCCAAGAGGCTCGAACATTTAATCATATCTGGAGCACCGAATATGAACCCGTAACTTGCTTGATTATATTTATATTATAGCACACCTTAACCTAACTGTCAAGCGGACATAAAAGAGGACATAAACTAGACTTTGTCAAGAAGTAAAATAATTAAAATATTACTTGACACCAGTTAAATCAATGGCTTACGAAAGTTCCACGTAAAAATAAATAAAAATATTTTACTTGACAAGAGGACACTACACCGGACACGTGTCAACTTAATAATCTTCAATAGAATCAACAAGTTATATCGTACTATAGTAGTCCGACGGCCCCAAAAATCCCTAATATAATCAATGACTTACATCGTACTTGACAAAATACCATATATAGACATATGTCTATATATGGTATTTTGTCAAGTACGA